TTAATTTAACGTTCCCGTCATATTTTCCAATGCATCGAGCGCTTTTTCTTTTTCCTTTTGTTCGATTTCATCTAATAAATGAGAATAAACATCCATAGTAGTCTTTATGCTTTTGTGACCTAATCTTTTTGAAATATAATAAATAGAAACGCCATTGTGTAATAGATAAGAGCAATGGGTGTGTCTAATGCTGTGCAATGTGTATTTGCCAATGCGTTTTTCTAAACAGTATCTTTGCATAACTTTTGTTACTGCGTTATGCGTAATTAGTGAAGTACCAGTGTTGAATAACTGGGTAGTTAGACTAATTGGCATTTCAGCTAAGGTGTTTTTTAGAATTTTCATATCATTTTGAGGTATATCAACCGTTCTGTCAGATGTTTCTGTTTTAGTACCTGGCAGATGAATCGTACAATTCTTATAATCTAAATCAGAGGTACATAAGCGTTGTACTTCGCCAAAGCGTCCACCAGTGATGATTAAAATATAAATAAACAAATAAGATTGAATTGGGGTGTTAGAAACATATTCCTTTAGATTGATAAAGTCTTTAATACTCATAAACTTTTCTTCTTCACGCTGTGCTGGAATAGTACCTTTAACAACAACTTTATATGTAGGATCTTTATGAATTAACCCTTCTTGAATCGCATCGTCGATAGGTTGTTTTAAGCAGTTGTGAATCTTTCTGACTGTTTCTGTTGAATGGTTAGAACCATACCATTTAATAAATTTTCGATAAAATGTAGTGTTTAAATCTGATAAAACAAGATTACTAATATTTTCAACTTCTAAAAATGTTTTAAATTGATTGATTGCGTTTTTGAAAGTTGCATAAGCTTTATCTGTAATAACACCTTCTTTGTTAACTTTAATCCAATCATTATAATAATCAATAAATGATGTTTTATTATTAATTTTAAAACCTTTCATCACTTTATTACGTGCTATAGATTCTGCTTGTACTGCCTCACGTTTAGTTGTAAAACCTTTCTTTTTATATCGTTCACCTTCATGCCCAAAGTCATAATACCATTTACCTTTACCATATTTATTTACTGACAAGATTACCCCTCCTCAAAATTGGCAAAAAAATAATAAGGGTAGGCGGGCTACCCGTGAAAATTGTATAAAAAAAGACGCCTGTATTACACAGACGCCACTTATAATTATAAGATTACATAGTTAATTACCAAAAATGGTAACGAATATATACGTGTTTCAAAGGATAAACCTTTAATATATTTAAATTATATCATCTTATATCAGGAATCTGCAATATGCTATTATTAATTTCAAGCAACGCCAAATATTTTAAGTAAAATACTAATCAACCCAATTCCGGTACCAGATATACCGATAATCCAACCTATAATTGTGTTTCTGTTTTGCTTAGCTTCTTTTTCTAACTCTTTATTATTTTCTAGCAACATATTTTTTACATCTGAATTACTTGGTAACTTGCTAATAGAATTTTGCGTTTCAACACGTAAACTGTTGATGTTTGTATTCATTTCAGAACGCAAACTGTTCATATTATTGTTCATGTCAGTTCTGATACTATTCAAGTTGTTGTTCATGTCAGTTCTCATAGCGCGCATCTCATCTCTGAACTCTCTCATACTATTATTGAATTCAGCTCTTGTTACGTAATTGCTCATATTATCACCTCTAGAATCTATCTCTTTAATTCTATTATAACCATTCTCCCACTGGTTTCCAATTTCATTTTCAAACCAACGCTGCAGATTATTGTATAAATTAGTATTCATCATTTAGCAAGCCTCCGTTGAAAGTGGAAGGTGGTATATCTAGTTCTAAAATTTTATGCTCTTCATATAAATTTATAAAATCCATCGGATGAGGTGGGTAATTAGAAAAGTCAAACTCTGGAATGAAATATAATTTCCCGACAGTTTTAAGAACATCACCGAAAGTCAGCGGTGAGGAAACTTCAAAAGAATATGTGCTTTGTTCTTTTTTTAAATAACGTGAACCCATTCCGTCGAAACGAATAGCGCCATTTGAAGTGTGTGAAACTTTTACAAAACAAAGCGCTGAATTATCGTTGATTTTAACTTCGTCAGTACGGACAGTAAAAAGTATATTTACAAGTCCATCTAATACAGGTGGTGTAGATTCAAAGGTTTTAATTCTATCTAAATCAAAACCTTTATCTTTTATCGTAAGTTTTTCATTGCTTCTTTTAAGTGTTAAATAGTCTATATTCGTTACTATCATTTCCTTATCATCCTCCTCACGCCACACAGGCGCTGTTAATCAATACGTTTTTACACTTGCTACAACTCTGCCTACAATTTTAACTTCATCGTCTTTACCATATACTTGTGGATAGTGATTAGGATTGTTCGATTCAGGTATTAATATGATTTGGTCTCCATTGTATCTTACACGCTTCACAGTACCGTTATACCCATTTATCATGACTACACCTAATTGACCATTTTCGACGATAGAATCTTTTTCCACAACAACTACATCACCTTCATCAAAAAGTTTGTTCATACTATCACCAGACACTTGTAGACCAAACTCTTCTTTATCAGGATTCAAATTTTTAGTAGAGAAGTATATGTAATCAACTAAATTTTCTTCTGTGTATATAGGCATTCCTGCAGATATCTTTGATACAACTGGTATTTTTTTAACTGGTAGTGTATCAAGTTGTACGATTTTGTTAGGTGATTCAACAAGCGATGATTTTTCTACTCCGAAGTATTTGGCTAACATTTCGATTTTGTCTATTCTTGGGTACGTTTTTGCATTAATCCAATCTGATAAAGTTGTATAACTTATTTTTAAGTCTCTAGATAATTTGTTTCTATCAACATTATTTTCTTTCATGAGACGAGAAATATTTTTTGCCATAATTTCTTTGTTGCCTAACATTATAATTTCAATCCCTTCATCTAATATTACAAACTTATTATACGGCTTAATCGTAAAATATACAAGTAAAAAAATAAAATTACGGTTAAAGTGTTGACATTACGTTTAAACCGTAATATACTTAAGGCAGTTCTTAAGCAAGGAGGTATTACAATGACGCAAATCATCGTTAAAAAAGAACCAGTAACGTTAAAGACATTGAGAGCAAAATTTGACTTAACTCAAGCTAAGGCTGGTGCTAAGGTTGGCGTGTCTGCTGATGTTTGGCATAACTGGGAAAAAGGAAAGACTTTTCCTAATGTTCCGCAGTTAAAAAAGATAGAAGAAAAATTTGACATATCTTACGATGATATTATTTTTTTAACTAAAAATAACGGTTAAACCGTAATAGGAGGAAGCCCAAATGCAAGAATTACAATTAGTAGAGCAGAACGAGACACATTACGTAGATAGTAGAGAAGTAGCAGAAATGGTGGGTAAGGAACATAAAAATTTAATCAGAGATATTGAAAATTATAGAAGTGTAATTTTGCAAAGCTCAAAGTTGAGCCCTGATGATTACTTCGTAGAATCAACTTATTTAGGTGCAAACAATCGTCAGACTAAACACTACTTATTAACCAAAAAAGGTTGCGACATAGTGGCAAACAAGATGACAGGTAGTAAAGGCATTTTGTTTACTGCAACTTATGTTGATGCATTCCATAAAATGGATGAATACATTAAACAACAAGCACAGCTTAATGTACCACAAACACCAATGCAAGCATTAGAGATGATGTTCAAAGCGCAAAAAGACCAAGAACAGTTTAACAAACAAATGCAACAAGAAATCACAGGCATTCGTCACATTGTCGGTATTGAAACGAAAAACTGGCGTAACGACACAAACAAAATGTTATCTGCGATTGCACAACATTTAGGTGGTGGAGCAATGCACCAGAAAGTTAAGTCTGAAGCATATAAAGCTTTAGAAGAAAAAGGACGCTGTAATTTAAAAATTCGTATGCAGAACCGCAAAGGGAAAATGCTAGCGAATGGTGCAACGAAAACCCAGATTAACAAGTTGTCAAAATTAGATGTAATTACTGATGAACCTAGATTGGTTGAGATATACATTTCAGTGATTAAAAGTATGGCGATTAAATACGGTGTAGATATTAGCCAATTTGAAATTTAAACAAACATCTTAAAAGGAGGACACTATGGAACAAATCACATTAACCAAAGAAGAGTTGAAAGAAATTATAGCGAAAGAAGTTAGAAATGCTATTAAAGGCGAGAAACCAATCAGCTCAGGTTCAATTTTCAGTAAAGTAAAAATCAATAATGACGATTTAGAAGAAATCAATAAAAAACTCAATTTCGCAAAAGATTTGTCACTAGGAAGATTGAGGAGGCTCAATCATCCGATTCCGCTAAAAAAGTATCAGCATGGCTTCGAATCAATTCATCAAAAAGCTTATGTACAAGATGTTCATGATCATATTAGAAAATTAACATTATCGATTTTTGGAGTGACGCTTAATTCAGACTTGAGTGAAAGTGAATACAACCTAGCAGCAAAAGTTTATCGAGAAATCAAAAACTATTATTTATATATCTATGAAAAGAGAGTTTCAGAATTAACCATCGATGATTTCGAATGAAGGAGGAACAACAAATGTTACAAAAATTTAGAATTGCGAAAGAAAAAAATAAATTAAAACTCAAATTACTAAAGCATGCTAGTTACTGTTTGGAAACAAGTAACAACCCTGAACTGTTGCGAGCAGTTGCAGAGTTGCTTAAATAGATAAATCGATAAATGAGACAACTAATCATCGTTTGAGTTCTCATCATCTAAGTAATTAGCAATTACGTAAAGTGTTAAAAGAGTTGCTATTACATTAAAAAGCATAAAGTAGTTCACATATTGGTCAAGTATCGTTCTAACCATAACCGGAGATGTTACTCCGATAGCAGAACCGACAGAAACCTTTTTTACAAATTTTGCAGAAGGAGAAATAAAAATATGATTGAGCGATTCATTGAATACACTATTGTATTTTTCTGTATCTACGTCATCTATTGGATGGGCAGAATCGACGGTTTTACCAAGAATAGGGACATCGACAGTATCGACAAAAGACTTTCTCAAATGAGTGCTAACTTTGCGGACTTCATCCTCCGGAAAGCTGTTAGAACTTATGAATTCATCAAGAATTTTTTCAGAAAATAAATTAGATTTGAACATTGGATGATTCTTAGTTACTTGATGCATATAGGAAGCCCAATCAGATAATTTAGATTGGTTAATTCTAAGATCATTCATAGTATTCACGACTTTAGTGTAAGTCTCAATAGGTAACTTAGACAAGATAGCTTGATTTTTCTTTATTAAATCTAATTGTCGTTGAGTGAGGTTTATATTATCCATACTTATCACCTCCTTAGGTTGATAACAACATTATACACGAAATAAGCATAAACATTATGCAAGCATTACAAACATTTTGTTTCCAATAAAAAAACACACACCTTGTCGTAGAAGGTATGTGTTACGGAAATTTTGTTTGGTTCTAATCACTACGACTAACAGCACAATTTTTGCTGGTATCGTCCCCAGCCCTGTATGGTGCTTAGGTTTTCCATCAAAGTCTAGCGTCCTAAAAGTTACTACCTTCTAGTACGCATACCTTGTTAACGTCTCAGTTGACTGTGGAACACAACAAACGATGTTCTAATTTAGACTTACTAACCTATAAAACCACAGGATGATTTAAAACCTCGCATAAGCAAGGAAATCACCTCCCAGTGTAGTGGGGTTGGATTAATTATATAACGAAATATCGTTATGGACAATAAGGAGTGGTAAGATGCTGAACTTAAAAGAATTGAGAGAAGAAAAGGGGATAACACGCTATCAACTAGCGAAGCTAACGGAATTACAAAACTCGACAATTCGATCTATCGAAACAGAGGTTAAAAACCCCGGTTTCCTCACAGTAAAAAAAATATGCGATGCACTACAAGTTGATATCGCTAATGTAAAGGAGAAATAAAATGCAAGCATTACAAACAAAATCGAACATCGGAGAAATGTTCAATATTCAAGAAAAAGAAAATGGAGAAATCGCAATCAGCGGTAGAGAACTTCATCAAGCATTAGAAGTAAAGACACCATACAAAAAATGGTTTGAAAGAATGAGTGATTACGGATTTGAAGAAAATATCGATTATGTAGTTACGGACATTTTTGTCCATAACCCACTAGGAGGTCGTCAGAATCAAACTGACCACGCACTCACACTCGACACTGCAAAAGAGATTGCAATGATTCAACGTAGTGAACCTGGCAAACGTGCAAGACAATACTTCATCCAAGTGGAAAAAGCATGGAACAGTCCAGAAATGATTATGCAACGTGCTTTAAAAATTGCTAATAACACAATCAATCAATTAGAAACAAAGATTGAACGTGATAAACCAAAAATTGTATTTGCGGACGCAGTAGCTACTACTAAGACATCGATTTTAGTTGGAGAATTAGCGAAGATCATTAAACAAAACGGTGTAAACATCGGGCAACGCAGATTGTTTGAGTGGTTACGTCAAAACGGATTCCTTATTAAACGCAAGGGTGTGGATTATAACATGCCTACACAGTATTCAATGGAACGTGAGTTATTCGAAATTAAAGAAACATCAATTACACATTCAGACGGTCACACATCAATTAGTAAGACGCCAAAAGTAACAGGCAAAGGACAACAATACTTTGTTAACAAGTTTTTAGGAGAAAAACAAACAACTCAATAGGAGGAAATATCAATGAACACAAAAACGTGGTGGACAATGAAAGATCTTGAAACAGAAACAAGCAAGTCACGTAACTGGTTAAAGAAAAATATTTTAGAAGTTCCGGTATATAAAAAAGAAATAGAAGAATTCGCACACTATCCAATAAATAGAAATGATGAATATCGATTTGTAGGCAGTAAAATGAAACAGTTTTTAGAAGATAAATTCAAATTGATATTAGGTTAAAGGAGGCACAACAAATGAGTAAAACTTATAAAAGCTACCTAATAGCAGTGCTATGTTTCACAGTCTTAGCGATTGTACTCATGCCGTTTCTATACTTCACTACAGCGTGGTCAATTGCAGGATTCGCAAGTATCGCAACATTCATATTCTATAAAGAATACTTTTATGAAGAATAAAAAAACTGCTACTCAGAGCAATGAGTAACAGTGTCAAACATATCTAATAAAGAAATAAAAAATATGTTTTCAATATAAAACGAAAAACGGAGGAAGTCAACCATGACTAAAAACTATAAAGACATGACGCAGGAAGAAATAAGAGGCTTATTATCTGAAAAAAGCGGAGAATTGTATGAATTAGCGAAAGAAATT